AATATCTTGAAGCTAAATCATAAATCGTTTCATCAAGTGGTAGTTCTTGGCTCCTCATCTTTCATACCATTTATGCAACTCTCTGCATGGGTTAGACGAGAGGTAATCGAGGATCTTCTCGATATCAATGTCTTTTCGAAGATGAACGTTTTATTAAGAGAAAAGACTAACACTCTTAAAGAAAAATTAAAAGAGATTGAACATCAACAAGAAATTACTAAAACAAAAATCAGTACACAATTAAAATACATTGCAGATATTACAGCATTAACAGAAGAGAATAAAAAACAATATGAATCTAAGATACATGCATCGCAGAGTGTCATCGATGAATTACAGGCTAAGAATAGTGAGCTTAGCATCGGACTCGATGAATCTGTATCAGAAGCCGAACAAAGGTTGGGACTGTTATCGGATAGGAAACAGGGTTTACTCCTCAGAGGCCAAGATCGGCAATCGACTATCCGCGACCTCAGCAAGCGGATCACCTTTTTCGAAGAGAATGAAACGTGTCCCGTATGCGACCAAGCCATTTCAGACGGCCATAAACATGAGATTTTACTATCGACACAAGCAGATAGGGATCGGTGGAAGGCAGAGATTAAACAAATCGGCGAGGAAGGCCAAGGAGTGGAATCGGAGATTAGCGAACAGACTAGCTTACTTTCAACGCTTCGAGATCGGGTACATCAACTCGCTGCCAACTCGCAAGAGATTTCACGAATTCAAAAGGACATTCGTTCTTACCAAGAACATATAGAAAAAGAAGTTAGCGTTGATCTTAAGAAGGCCAATGCAGACTTAAGAATATATAATGATGACAAGACAAGTTTATTAGAAGAGAAGCTAAAGTTATCAGAGCAGTTTAACTATAATACTGTTATCTCTGAAATGCTGAAAGATACTGGTATCAAGACGAAGATCATCAAGCAGTATCTTCCAGTAATGAATAACCTTGTTAATAAGTATTTGCAAGTGCTTGACTTCTTCGTTCACTTCAACTTAGATGAATCATTCAACGAAACGATTCGGTCTCGCCATCGTGATGAGTTTACTTATCCTTCGTTTTCTGAAGGTGAAAAACAACGTATCGACTTGGCACTTCTCTTTACTTGGCGACAGATCGCTAAGATGAAGAACAGTGTAGCTACAAACCTATTGATCCTTGACGAGACATTCGATTCTTCTCTTGACCACGAAGGTATCGAAAACTTATTGAAGATCTTACATACACTTGACGATGATACCAATGTCTTTGTCATATCTCATAAGGGCGAAGTCCTTGATGGAAAGTTTAATACTAAAATTGAATTTAAGAAAGAAAAGAATTTTAGTAAAATGGTTGCATAGTATGTACTTTGCTATGTACATGTGGTATAATAACTACTATATAATGATAATGAGGATGTATAATGGAACTTACTAATAATACTGTTAATGTCTTGAAAAACTTTTCGAGCATTAACCAAAACTTAATGATCCGTGATGGTAATACTCTTAAGACTATCTCAGAAGCAAAGAACGTACTTGCTACTGCAGTAGTTGAAGAACAGTTTCCACAACCATTCGGAATCTATGACCTTAACGAATTTATCGGTGTGCTTGGTCTTGTCGACCAACCCCGTCTCAAGTTTGAAGATGAGTCTGTCACCATCGGTGATTCGACTGGTCGTTCAAAGGTTAGGTACTTCTATTCGCCAGAAGAAACCCTAACAACACCACAAAAAGATATTAACATGCCTGAGGCTGAAGTTAAATTCTCCCTTGATAATGACACTCTCAATAAAGTAAAGAGAGCAGCATCTACACTGGGTCATAGTGAGATGTCTGTGTCAGCCAATTCAGGTAGTTTATCCCTTTCTGTGGTTGAATCACAAAACTCTACATCAAATGCGTTTTCGATCGATATTGATGGAGAGTACACTACAGAAAACTTTAATTTCATTATGAGCATTGCTAATCTTAAGATGATCCCTGGAGATTATGATGTTGAGATGTCATCAAAGTTTATTTCGCGGTTCAAGCATAAAGAAATGAACGTTCAATATTGGATCGCTCTTGAAAAATCATCTACCTTCGGAGGTTAATAATGGCTGATAAGCAAAAAGTAGATCAATTGATGGATCTAGGTAATAAAGTAGCACGTAGCACTGTAGCAGTGGTTGATGCTGTTACGCAACGTGGTGGGTTCAAAGGCGAAGAACTCTCTACTATTGGTACTCTACGTGACCAGGCTGTACAGCTTGTACAGACAGTTGAACAGATGCAGGCTGACGCTGAGTTTGAAGAAGACGAAGAAGAAGAGGCTGCAGCATAACATTTACAATTAGCTCAAACTGTGGTATAATATTTTTTTGTAATGGAGCATGTAAATGTCTGAATATCTTTGGGTCGAAAAATATCGCCCACGTAAAATCGCTGACACTATCTTACCAGATAGTTTAAAGCAAACCTTTCAAAAACTAGTAGATACTGGTGAATTGCCTAATATGCTATTCACTGGTACTGCTGGTCTTGGAAAAACAACAGTTGCTCGAGCATTGTGCAACGAACTTGGTGTTGATTACATCCTCATCAATGGTTCTGAAGAAGGCAATATTGATACCCTTCGTACCAAGATCAAGCAATTCGCGAGCACAGTTTCGTTGCAGGGTGGCTACAAAGTGGTCATCCTCGACGAGGCCGATTACTTAAACCCGCAGTCTACACAACCGGCTCTTCGTGGATTTATCGAAGAGTTTTCAAATAACTGTAGATTTATCCTCACATGTAATTTTAAGAATCGCATCATTGAACCACTACACTCTCGGTGCGGTGTATATGAATTCAACACCTCAAAGAAGGACATGGCTGTACTTGCGCAATCGTTCTTTGAGCGAGCTAAATATATTTTAACTGAAGAAGGAGTAGAGTTTAATGAAAAGTCTCTTCCACCGATTATTATCAAGCATGCTCCAGATTGGCGGAGGATCATCAATGAGCTTCAAAGAAGTTCTATTTTGGGGCCTTTGGTTGGGCATGTTGATGTTTCTATTGGAGCGTTTGATGATCTATTCTCTATCCTAAAGGATAAAGATTTCAAAAAAATGCGGTCATGGGTTGTTAATAATATAGATACAGACGCTGCAGCGATATTTCGCGGCATCTATGACAAGATGAGTGATAAGGTTGAGCCAGCGTCGATACCTCAACTCGTGCTTATCTTGGCAGATTATCAATATAAAAATGCCTTCGTTGCTGATCATGAGCTTAACGTAGTGGCATGTATGACAGAGATAATGGCTAATGTCAACTTCAAAAATTAAACTCACACTCTATACTCAACCGCTGTGTAATTATTGTGATGTTATGAAGATGAAGTTAAAAGAATGGGGCTATGACTTTGAGGTTGTAAATATAAAAGACAACGCTCAAGCTCTCGCATTCCTTCGTCTTAAGAATCACAGAACTGTTCCACAACTTTATTGGAATGGTACACACCTCAATAAAGTTGATACTTTAGAGTTTACACAAGATATGCTAGAAGAACAATTGGACTGGGATAATTATGTTGGCGGCGTGGAGAGCTTTAGATAGGACTGATAAGACAAGTCTTATACTCACATTTCAAGTTGCTATTATTTCTAGCTTTTTTCTATCCTTTGATGGTATGGTACTAATATGCATACCACTTTATATCTTCCTTCGTTATGTACAAAGACCGTGGAGTAAATACGATGACAAATCCATTCCAATATTTGAACGCCATAAACACGAGCAAACGCGACGTCATGATTGATGATATCGCTGAAAAGAACTATAATCCATTTATGGTAAATCGCGGCCTATCTTATTTTCATGATACCGTACTTATGGCCAATGAAATGAATCGTTGGCACCACATCGACCATCGTTTACAATTCGATTTTTTTATAAATATAATACGTAAACGGAAAAGGTTCTCTAAATGGCTGAAACCTGAAACCGTAAGTGACGTGGAAGTAGTTAAGGAATATTATGGCTATAGCAATGAAAAAGCCCGCCAAGCCTTAACCCTTCTCACATCTGAACAAATTGATGAATTAAAAAAGAAGGTTTACAAAGGTGGAAGAAAATAAAATAGTTGAGTGGACACCAGCCTCTATGTTAGAGGTCACGCTGAACGAACCAGACGATTTCCTAAAAGTTCGCGAAACACTCACACGTATCGGTGTCGCATCCCGTAAAGATCAAAAGCTTTATCAATCATGTCATATCTTGCATAAACAAGGTCGATATTTTATCGTACACTTCAAGGAATTGTTTTTGTTAGACGGTAAGAAGTCTAACCTTGAAGAAAATGATATCGCTCGTAGAAACACTATCGCTCAACTCATGAGTGATTGGGGCTTGATTAGTTTACAAGCTACAAAGAAGATTGAACCATTAGCACCAATGAGACAAATCAAAATCATTCCATATAAAGAAAAGAATGAATGGGAATTATGTCCAAAATATAATATTGGAAATACAAAATGAAAATAGTGAAAGTAAATGATGATCTCATTGAAGGTCATACACTCTACGATTATCGAGGCCAAAACCTTGATGTCGGGGTTGTAGTACCTGATTGTGATGGTAATTCTATCGCACTAATCTTAAAAACACCTGACGGTCAAAGATTATCGTGTGATATGCAATATGTAACTGTAGTAGAATAATATTTTACACAGAGGGTTTAAATTTACGGATTGAACCACTATATATAATGTAGAGATGCCGATAGTCGGATCTCATTAAAACCTTGCTAGTCATAGGAGGTAAACATGACTGGAACTTATGCGTTCCCAAGAAATGTATTCTTGGGTTTCGATCACATCTTCAACGAACTCGATAATATCAGCAAAGCAGCAAATGATTCCTATCCGCCGCATAATGTGGTGAAGGAAGATGACATGCAATATGTCATTGAGCTAGCTGTAGCGGGATTTGGAGAAGGTGACATTTCAATCGAATTGAAAGACCATATTCTTACTATCGATGGTAATCGCGATAAACGTCGTGAACAAGATAAGTATGTACATAAGGGTATTTCAGCTCGAAAGTTTAAGAAGTCATTCAGACTGTCCGAATATACGGAAGTAACTGGAGCAGAACTGAAGGATGGCATACTGTCCGTTGGATTGGAGGTAGTCCTTCCTGAAGAGAAGCGTCCCCAAATGATTACAATTAACAGTCATAAGGGGAAAACTGATGACAGCACTAGCACTAAGAGGCTATTCTCTCGTACGTAACGGATTCATTGCTGCATTCGCATCATGGATCATTGGTCACCTAAACGCAGTTGGTAGAGCGATTCAAGTTTCTAGACAAATAGAAGTGAATCAACGTCTCGCACATCAACTACGTCACGAATATCCACATGAGGATTATGCAGGTATCCTTGCTATCCTTAATGATAAGACATTAAAGGAGTACTACAAATGATTGCAGCACTCAAAAAAATGTTAAAGATCGATATGGCTAAGGACGCACCTTTACTTAAATATCGTGAATCACAATATACTCTTGCAGAACTTGAGCGTCGCTTGAATGCAGAGATCAACGGATACGGGACAAGATACTAATGTGGCCATATACTGACGACGAGTGGGAAACCTACGCATAATAAATAAAAGGGAGCAGGGAAACTTGCTCCCTTATAAGGAGGTATGCATGCAAGGTACAATACGTTATTGTAAAACGTGTGGCCATCGATGCCACTGTATAACTACTGATTGCCCTAATTGTGTTAACGACGTGTGTGTAGTATGTGAATGTGAACAACAGATGACTAGAGATATTCCAGAATCATTTGTAAAGGAGAACACATGATGACAAGAAAAAGAAATAAGCAAGAAGATTATATCAAATCTCGTATTGTCCAACTAATGGATGATATGAATAAAGCAAGTGATGAATACGATAAACAATGGTATAATCGTCTTATACAAGAACTGAGTTGGGTTCAAGATATGAGCGGCAAGAACGTGAAAACCAATTGTTATATGGAAAAGAATTATATTAAAGAGACAGGAGTTGGAGCTATTGGAGGAAGGGAGATATGGACGTAGAAGAAATTGATCCAGATAAGAGGCCATGGGTTTACAGCTGCGATGGTCGCAAAGTATATAGGTTCGAAAACGGCGAACCAGATT